CAAATAAAGAATTGGATGGATGTCACTAAGACCATAAGCATAATCATCGAACGGGTTGTTACGATAGCATATAAGTTCGGTCTCTTCAAATCTAATTGATTCCTTGTCATCTCCTAAATCCTGATAGTAGTACTTTATTTGTCCACTAGCGTCTCTTTGGATAAACATATTCTGAGAAGACCTTATAATAAGGTTATCTCCAGTCCATTCTAGATAAGAAGTACCAAATATTCTTCCATTACGAAGCCAAGTATATAATAATTGCTCCATATTGATTTCATCGAATAGTTCTTCAATAGCTTCTCTATCTTCATCACTGTCAGTAACTATATCATATCCATCTTTAGCCGCATACATACAAGGTAAATCTATTAATGTTCTGACTATAGGGTCAGACAGATAAACAGACATATAAGTCTTGTAATCACCTATTTGGGGCTCTTTCTCTGCGGAACGTACGCCAAACATACCACCAGTGTTCTGTAATTGTATTCTTTTGATTACTCCAGAACCATAGCTTCTTGGGCTATCTTTGGTGTATGGTGGGTTACTACCCTTAGTTGCGAAACTTCGCCTATTAAAAGGCCAATAATCTGTTAGAGCCACGGCTATCAATTCATTATAGTACAATATAGTATATAAAGCTTTCGCCCAAAAGGCCTTTATATGCCTGTTAGACGACCCTTATTAAGGTTTCCTGACCGTCTTGTGGTGGTAAATACCCCTCTTTTAGGTGCGGGGCGTCTGGTGGTACCAGATTGTTGTATAGATAAGCTTCCAAACGACGCAGAGGGTGGTAGCATGGATAGTGCAGCATGTAGTGCTACAACACTGCTATCACAATAATCGTCATGTTTACCTGTAGGTGCACAAATCTTCTCTGTTTTGTTTGCTGCATCCATTGTATATTCTAAATCTATATGTTCTCTAAGCCATTTATTAATTAATTTAGCTTCCGCTGGTTCTAAACCCTCTGGATGTGGTACTCTAACTTGTCCTTGTTGTACATAAGACACATAATCTCTATATATCTGTGTTTTACTTCCTTTAGGTCCACCAGTAAATATAAATGGTATAAACTGTATCTGTGGTGTACTAGATATACATGCTAACTTTATTTCTTGCTCGATAGCACCACCAATACCCGTTGCATCAATAATAAGCCTATCAGCACCATAATTATGAGCGATATCCATGATACGCTTACGTTGATATGGAATGTCATGTCCACCCGACTTAGGGCTAATCTCTTCAATGTAGATAAGATTTGCGGTATTATTATCTGCGTCCTTAGATGTACTCCATACGCTAATAACAGTGCTATTAACAGATTTGCCAATGTCAACACCCACAACACAATTTGGATACGAATTTCCAGCGGGTGCAAAGGTAAGTCCTCGTGTAAGACAGGCTTTGAGTAATTCGGGATTGAAGATGTTCGAGACCGATTCGACGAACTCGCACTCATATTCTGTTCTCCAATATATTGAATCTTCCCCCCATTCCTTCATCTTTTCAGCCATATCATCATCAGTATAAGGTGCAGAATAAGCCCTCCCCGGCTTTACTGCATCTCTCCATGTAAATACCATTCTTTCAAAAGTGTTACTATATGCATCATCATAAAGATAGCGCCACATATGATTTTCTTTACTCTTCGGTGTACCTAAGTTAATAAAGGGAGCTTTATTAGAAACTATAGCGGGCTCTACATTGTCAACAAATAATTTATCATCAATTAAAGGACTTTCATCTACTATACACATAGTTGGATGTTGTCCACGTATAGCTTGTCCCTGATTAGATGGAGCTAATGGAGCTCTACGTAGCACTGTCCCTCCCTTCATTGTGATATTAGGTTTATTGTGAAACCTGTAATGGTCAATTAAGCCATTGAGAAAACTGTTATCAGCAAAATGCCTATAACAATAATTAAATATAAGTGAAGCTTGGTCCTCAGTTGGAGCCAAGATAAAAATTAAATCTCTAAATCTATTAAAGAACATATAGATACATACAGCTACCGAAAGAGCAAAAGACTTGCCACTGCCTCGTGGAGCCAATATAGCAAGTTTACGATGCTTATCAACATCTCCATCAGGATATGTTAACGTTTTAACAATTATAGATTCCTGTAAAGGTCTTAACTTTAATGGTCTTTGTTTATTATCAATAAGATAAGCTTCGCAGAAAGCCCTTACTAAAAGGGTCATCTTCTTTTCACTTTTTCTACATATATTAAAAATCTGTTCTAATTTTCTGGAGTCATTTGCAGCCATTCCGCTAATCGCGGACTTCATCAGGTTTTCGTTCTTCACTGCTGTCATCAATTATCTCCTCCAGTATTTTAGAAAATCCCTCACTGTTCTTTTCAACCACAGTAGGAATTTCTATATTAAGAGCACGGAACTCAGTATGAATATCACGTACAATTTGGTTTCTCTGTCGCAAGAGCTCTGTTCGAGCGTTAACATCCCGAATACATACAAGAATTTCTTCCCAAAGCAGGTCTTCAAGCGCGAGATTGCGGGCAAGAAGCCGGACAAGTTCTTTATGTCTTTCATATTCTCCTTCTCCGACTCTTAAGCGTAATCGCTGTTCATACCCTTCGACGTCCATTACTTGGCTTCGTCTAATGCGGCCTTGACTTTAGATTTAACTAATGCAGCAAGTTCATCATCTTTTTCATCCCAAGCTGTAATTAATACATTCTTGACTAAAGAGTCTTTAACATGCTTTTGTGCAGTCTCGTCCATTTTTTCAAAGACCTTTTGTTGGGCTTTTGTTAGATTCTTATCAAGTAAAGCATTTAACTCAGCTTCATTATTTTTCAAGTATTTGAAAACTAACTCTTTAACTGCTGGTACAGTATAAGCTATATATCCACCCATACCTAATACAACAGCACAAAGTGCCATGAGTAATGGTTCTTCCATCAAAGTATCTAGAATCCCTGATTCTTCAACAGTGTCCAAAATAGCAGTAAGGTTACCCTCACTGGTCTCGTTGGTTTCTGCTGTGTTGTTTGTTGTTTCGTTTGCCATAGGTTATTCACCTGTCTTTATATAATGCCATAGCACTATTTAAAGCTTTCGTTTAATCGCAACATTCACAGTTGCATCCTTCTTTGCAGCACATGTTTTTTTTTCTCCTATATAGTGTGGCCCCAAGAGACGCATTTGCGTAAAATCCTGTGGGTTCGTGGTCTGTTAGGAGCCACAATAATATTAGAACGTGAGACTATATAAAGCTTATGTCTATGCGTCTACCACTAGGGCGTATGCGAATTGATTTCCTACCTTGTGTATCTCTAGCAAGCGTATAGTTTTTGTATTAGTTATAGTTTCTAACTTAGTTTCCAATAGAGCTAAAACTCCTGCTAGGTCACTTGCGGTTTCAGTGAAATCGTTTACTGCGTAATTTGCCATTTATATCTCCTTATTTCTTTGTTGTTTTGACAGTCTTGGTTGTTTTATGTTCAAAAGCTTGTTGATTAGCCTCGATTAACTGTGCTTGCTTTTGTGCTGCATTATTATAATCAATAACTGCTTGTGCCTTTATCTTGTAGAATGCTGTCTTTTCTGCTTGTTCTTGTTTCCACACATCTAAAGCATCTTTAATTATCAGAAGGGCTGGCCCTCCTAGGATTGCTATTAGAGTTGTATATCCTTCTATTTGGTCAAGAACAGCTGCATCTTGTAGACCATGAAATATTACATAACCTGCAAAACCTACCCATAGTAAAACTAAAGGTACAGCAATCATAAACATAAACAAATCGTTAAATGTTACACCTTCTTTTGCTTGTCTATCCATTAATTCAGTCCTCCTTTCTTTTAGATTTTCTTTCGTTACCTTCTTCGGTAATTGTAATTGTAATCTTGACATTATTCTCTGTATCATCGATATTATGACAACAGATAAAAGTGCTATTCCTAATAGTGCAAGTATAGCTGCTAGATAAGTTAGTATGTCCGTCGGTGTCATTATTCATGGTTCCTCCAGTGTTATTTCTTCTATCACAAAGTATGTCACATATTCATACTCACCATTTCT